TTCCAGCTTTAATCGCCTCCGGGTTCCACCCTCCGTACAGTTATTGACAGAACTCCAAGGGGCGGCGCTGCCGCCATAAAAACCAGCCTCCGCTGGCGCTTCGGCCAACTTCGCAACCTTCTGCCACTTCACCAGACGTGTGCACACCTCAGACTCAGGGATCAAAGGCGAATAGATACCCTGAACGCGCTGCACATCCTCCCCGTACTCGTTGCCCTGCTCGGTGATTTCATATGCCAGGCGAACAACCAGATCACGACGGGCAACCAGCGCACCACCCTGCAATTGAGTGTACGCAGCCCAGTCACCCACATCAGCGGCAGCAAGTACGGCATCCATCCGGCTGTCAGTCAGGCGCTGTTCGCCCAGGCGGCGCAGTTCACGCCATACAGTCACCGGAGCACCACCAATTTGCTGGAACTGACGAATACGCCAGCGGGACGCCCACGCAGAAACGGATTTAGCCATATCCCGCAGGTTTTCCCCAGTTTCCTCGTCCTTCTCGCCATCCAGAGCAAAGCCGTCGATGTTTTTGCTGATGTATTTAGCGATATACCCGGTAGCACTCCCTAGTTCTGGATCGATAGGCTTAACATGAAAACGCGCCTCAAGCGCGTATTGGGATTGCAGTTCTTCGGAGTCAGCTGCTCGGGCGTGATAACAAATAATATCGCGCACCGCTTCGACGTCCTGCGGACGCATGAACAGCAACATATGCCAGTGCGGCGTCCCGTCGTGATGAGGCTCAACCACCCGGAAACCAAAAATGTGAATACCGGCACGGGAAATGGCCGCACGACATTTCGCCCAAACGCCACAAAGATAACGCTGGGTGTCCTGCGGATTGCAGCCATTCCACTGACTGATGAAACCACCTTTGCTGTGTACTGCGTGGTAACGGGACGGCGCGGTAATGGTGTAGAAATCCCCGGCAAGCCCCTGCTCGTTGGCGATATCTTCAAAGCCGCGCATCCGCACCATCAGTTCACAGCGACGAATGGCTGGATTGGCCACACTTCCGTAAACCATGTCAGCGAGCGCAACGCGATCCCCATCCTCGTTAATCAGATCGAACTTTTTGAAGAACTCTGTATTACGCTTTTTCTGGTCTATCCATTCGCCCAGGGTTTTTCGCGACACATACGCACTGGCGGCTTTCTGCACCTGCCCTACGGCGATAGCCATATGTTCACGCTGCAGATCACGGGAGCACTTTAGGCGCAGATACCACCACTCAGGTGCCATCATCCGAAGGATGCCGGAATAAGCCTGGCGCTCTGTCAGCTTATCGGCTTTGAATGATCCCCAATAAGGGGCGGTGAAATTAATCGTCTGCACCAGTTCGCCCAGGTGAACGAACGCCCGGCCAACACGCCGCGCAACCTCAGCATCATCCTTCGTGGCACCGCCGAGCGTTTCGCTAAAGTCGCAGAATGCTTGAGACAACCAGGAAGAAACATGCCCGGCCAGCTTTTTCAGCCCCGGGCGGTCAAGGGACGGCAGACGTGACAGAGATTTGCCGAAGGGGAGATCGAGAGCATCACCGGCCAGTGCGTACCTGGCGGTAACTTTCCGCAGACGTGGCAATACATTCTGGCCGATAGTACGGCGCAGAAACGCATTGGCACGGCGACGGCCGTCTTTTCCATTAAAGATTTTTTCGTAGCGGTTGCCAAAATACCCGGCCAGCCAGTCGGGTATTTCGTGAAGGTATTGTGACCGGAAATCATAATCATGAGGGTTAATAGCCCACAGGCGACGCTCTGTAATCGTCGCATCCGCTGGCGTGCCCGGCGCAAAGGTTTCACGCCGCCAGGCATCGACGGCGTGGTGTTGCCCATTAACTGCCAGCGTCATGCGCAAGACTTCGCAATAGATTCAAGCGGTGACTTGAGGATCAGCTCTGGCGCGACTTTCTGGCTTGCAGCTGCTGCACCAACACTGCGAGGGGCATTAAGGCGGACAACCTCAAAACCGGCATAGAGATAATGCACAGTATCCACATCGCTGTTGGATGCCACGACACTGATACCCTTCCGCGCCAGGCGACGCAGCTTGCGCGCCAGCCTACCCTGATCCATATGAGAAAAACCGCCCTCAGTGTAAGCGGTGAAATTCCCCGCCTCTGTCAGGTATGGGGGATCGCAATAGACCACATCACCATCACGCACCAAATCCAGCGTTTCGGCATAGTGAGCGGCAATGAACGTTGCACGCTTTGCCTTTTTAGCGAACGCACGCACTTCATCAGCAGGGAAATAGGGCTTTTTGTACTTACCAAACGGCACGTTGAACTGACCGCGGCGATTGTAACGACACAGGCCATTGAAGCAGTGGCGGTTCAGGAACATGAAACGCGCCGCAGCCTCCACTCTTTCGTCCCCAAAAGCCTGGCCAGACATATTGAAAGCGTCGCGAACCGCGTAGTAATAAACAGCACGATTCTCTGTATCGCCCAGCGCTCCGGCAGAAAACAGGATCTCCAGTTCACTAAGAAACGCGTCAGTGTCGAAAGCCATAACCTTATACAGGTTGACTAAATCCGGGTTCACATCAGCGATCAGATATTCGTCATAGTCCGTGTTCATCATGACGGCGCACGAACCGGCGAAGGGTTCAACCAGGCGCTTACCTCCCGGGAGGTGGCGACGCAGCTGTGGCATGAGGCGCACTTTACTGCCCACCCATTTCAGCGGAGTTTTTATTGCCATGCCGCACCGCCTTTGCTGCAAATGGCTGCGGCCTCTTCACGCAGCAACTCAACAATTTCCGCCGCGCTTAAACCTTCGTTGGCTGCATGGGTGGCCAGCTTATCCAGACGTGTAGAACACAGATCAGCAGCTGCGGCCTTACCTTCTTTCGTGGCTTTTGCCAGCATGGAAAGCAGGTCAGAACTGCTCTTTGCTACGGGTGATTCATTACGTGTCATGTGCATTTTGGTTTCCTTTAGGCAAAAGAATCCCCGGCCACTGGTAAGGCGGCCAAAAATTCAGAGGTTTATTTAGTGGTAAGAAACGGTAACGGGCGCGGCTGAATAGCTCGGCGCAGGAATCTGGTGCAGCTCGTAGGTTTTGCGCCACCATTCCTGGATAAGCGCCTTAACTTCACCAACACCCAAAGCCCCCGCCATGTAAAAAACGGATCGGATACTGGCTAACGCTTCCACCTGGGCATATTGGCTTTCGGCTTCACGATAAACGCTGCACCAGAACGCGGCATTGATAGCGAGCCAGTGACGCTGGATGGTCAAGTGCTCAGTGTCGTTAAAGAAGAACGGATGTAGTGCGACACGACCATGTTTAACTACGCTTTTAGACAAAAAAAGTTGGGTGTAATTATGCGGAACTCCCCAGGCATTCAGCTCCTTGTTAAAAATCCCGCTATCTACTGAAATTACTGGCATTAGTGATTCCCCTGCTGCTGCATCTTCTGAACGATGTGTGGTGCGATAATCATCTGAATCCCGTTTCCACTGCTGACAGGACGGGTCTTTTTGATTGGCCGGCTTGCTGTTCGTGATGAAAAATCACTGTCACGCAAACTGCCGAAACCCTCAAACGTCATTCGCGCTCTGGAAATACCCTGGCGCAACTGGATCATTGCCCGGTAGTCGAGGCGTTCGAACAATTCCCGCCAGCTGCACTTACACAAGTGGGCTTTAAAAACGTCCAAACCGGAAGCGACTGCAGCCGCATGCAAAACTACGCCGCGCCATTCCGGGTTCAGCTTGTCCCACCAATCAGCAGCCTCGCTGCTGCTACTGAAATATTTGCGGCGGATATTTCTCAACTGCTCCAGCCCGCGTTTTTGCTGCTCGGTATCAATGGCCATAACTCCCCCCAGTCAGACGGTGGCTAAGACGCTGCCACCACGGGCGGCGAGGCAAGCGACCATTGAATTTGTACTGGTGTCCAGGGTTCCAGCGCTGACCGTTTGGTAACTCAATCCAGCCAGTAGTCCCGCTGGCCAGTTGCATGGCCGGTGATTGTTCTTTCAGGTACGTAACGAAAGCTTTCATTGTCATCCCTCACATCAACCCTGTTGCGTTTGTCGTGACGATATCCACGGCAGCAGCAAAAACAGGGGCAGACTGAAAACGAGCCTCTACGGAATAGACGATCAGGGAGAGGCTGCGAATGGCATCACTGGCGCGATCAAGAATTTGGTTTCGGCGCGCCTGGGTCATCTGTTCTGTGGAAACCGCTTCCCCGGCAATTGCGCCCACGCTGGCAGCAGCGGTGAGCGCACAAAATTGCATGTTCCCCATAGTGGCGTTGTTAACCGGGACGGAGGGCTGACAGTGCAGCTGGCGCAGCATGCCATCAAGAATGCGCGGGTCTTCTGTCGCATCTGTGATGGCAATGAGTTCGATAAGGGTCAACTGGTGCGGCTGATCCGGGTTCAGCTTGCAACGCAGGGTTGCCGGGCGCATCCCTACCGATTTAGCCAGCTGCTCAAGGTTATGAGACTGAGCGAAAGCCCGGCAGGCGCTATCAAGGTGATTGTGTATGGATACCTTGTAATCGTACATGATTCACAAATTCCTAATTGCTAGCCTGGATTACGCGTTAAGCGAAACTTCACACTCGCTTAATGCCATCACGGTTAAAGCAGCCATGTTGACCTCAACTAGCCCTTTTTTTTGCGCACCTTTGGGTTTGATTGGCAATTTTCCGTATGAAATCAGGTTCTCAGCGGTGCTGCGGGACATGCCAGTTCGGCGGCAATACTCATCAAGTGGGATGTATGGATCAGGGATCACGATTGTAATGTTGGGACGCATAATGCAAACTCCTTCGGTTACGGATACGCCAATATCCGCCGTTATTAACCAATATTCGTATAAAACTACAACGAGGAGAGCCTAGATCGTATTAAGCGACAAATCAATACTTTTGTCGTATTTTACGAATCACTGGCTAATTTATGGGCAAATTCTCTTACGGACAAATCAGCCACAGCAGCGATGTGCTCGATAGGGTCATTGATGCTTACGGTTTTACTTCGAAACTTATGCTTGCCGAGCATTTTGATATGGCATCAAGCAGCCTGGCGGGACGATATAAACGCGGCGGATTTCCTGCAGATATGGTGGTTAGGTGCGTCGCCGAAACTGGTGCCTCACTAGAATGGTTAGCTACAGGTCAGGGCAGGAAATTTGATGATGAAGAACTCGACATTTTGAAAATGCCTCGCCGCAAAATCGTTGATGGTCTGATTTACGAAGCCGGGATGTATATGCTGGATAAAGTCTCTTTCTTACCAGGTGTTCCGCTCCCCTCCTCACCGGTATGCATACTTGAGGGCAACAGCCAGTTTATCGTTGATACCTCATTTACCGAGGTTTATGACGATCAATGGCTGGTTGATATCGAAGGCAAAACGAGTATTCGCACCCTCACCCGCATCCCAATTAGGAAAGTAAGGGTCAGTGGCGTAGGCATGGCATTCGATTGTTCAATTGAAGATATAAAAATCTTGGGCAGAGTTGTTTTAACCATAAAATAAACATAAGGATTTGAAGATGA